CCTCCGCGTTCAATCACAGTCACCAGACCAATACCCGCCAACCATCCGAATACCCCAGCCAGAAACATTCCAGTAATGGTGGTATACCAGCCAAGAATTTTCCATGTCATTTCATTTCCCCAAACTCGTTTAATCAAATTCATAATTAATACCCCATCATATCTAATGTATCAACATACTGTAATAAAACACTAGCAATAATACAGACCCCTAAAAATAAAAGAGTTCCGACAATCCACGCGAATATTCTCATCATCCTAGTAGTCCTATAACATATCTAATAATAATCAATGTGACTCCTAGGCCAAATAGCAGGACTAGAGAAATTCCTAGTCCTACCCAAACCCACATAGCTGCGTAAACTTTGTTATTACGATTCATGACCGCTTGAACTGTTCCCATTTTTCATCAAAATCTTGATGCCATGCTCTATTCCTTTCTTCTGTTTTTCCCATACTACGACCCATCTTATAGGACACAGACATACATACGGAAATCAGCACAAGGTTAAAAACGAATAATCCTATCTCAATCATTCTTATTATAAATCTCCCTTACTTTATCCATGCCTTTGAATTCACCATGTATAGAACCTAAAAAGTAGGCCATTACTGATGTAACCGCGACTGTAACTAAGTGTATGATAATTTCAAACTTATCCATTCCTAATGTTCCTCCGGCTTATGCCGTGTACTCGCCTCAAATAATCCACCTTCTCCGTGAACGTCCGCTGGATCAGGCGTACGATCTCTTTCTACACTACTAAAAGGCAACGGGCTGCCTTCGTCTATTAATGGATCAATTCCACCCGCACTGTCCGTCAATTTCAATTCCAGTGTATCCTCTGTAACTTTCCTCTCAATATTATTTCGTTCCTTGTCAATCCTGAGAATGGTGTTGAAAAATCTTTTGGTATCTTCGACACTATAGCCAAAGATGTCGATCTCTAAAAGAGGATTCATAAACTTGACCTTGATTCTATTATTATTTAGGTTTTCCATAATTTTTAACTACCTTTACGTAATTCAGTTTGTTGATACGAATTCTGTTTCCCTCTAAATCTCTGTCATAGGGAGATTCGACATGATCCTTGATCTTTGCTTCCAGAGTAAAGCAATCACCGACTTCGATTAAATGCTCTTCTATTGTTTTATTCTTGGTATAGAAGACGAAAAAATTTCCATCCCTATCGCGACACTTCAATCGTCCACTTTCAGATTCTTCCCCTTTGTCATATTCCATTACTTTCAGAAATAAATTATCAGCGACAGATTGACTAACTTTTCCTATGTACTCAGAATCCTTGACTGTTTCATCTAACTTCCGACTGTAGAAATAAATGGGAATAGACGAAATTATGGTTCCTACTTTTGATATTGACAGAGATCCTGTATGATAAAGTTCCATACATTTTTTCTCATAGGGAGATTCACCCTGTTGAAAATATTCCAGACCCCATCGACAAATTTTCTCAGCTAATTCTGTATTTACGTTTCCGATATAGTCACCGAAATCATTAATCTCGTTTCTATAAAAATTCTCGATTAATTTTTTTACCTGATCGGTAGTACTGAGTAGCTCGGAATCTTTTACAGAATCAGGGGAGAGAAATGCTCCTGCATCTTCTTCGATTACCTTCAATCCTAGTCCGACTACCCACTCTATGGGTGTCAAGCATTCTCCATCTTCGGGAGGCGTTAATGGCTTGGAAGAAGATTGTGATTTTAGATCTTGGAAATAACTCAAAGGATCTTTCCTCTTATTGTCTTGAAGTTTTTTGATCAGGTGCTGCCTTGATTGGATGTTGTGATCTTGATTCATCTCTCTATGTCCTTACTTCTGCGTATTTAGTATACTAGTGTTGTGTGCTGGGACTCCTAGGCAATCTTTTTTCTCAGGGGCGGCATGCAGGGGGAGGAGGAACCCCCAACACACCTGGCAAACTGCTCCTTTCGGTTTTGAGTAAAAATTAGAATGGTGTAAAATCAATTGTTGACTCATTGCCCGGCTCGCTATCTACTACTACTGTTTCATCATGTGCTGTGTACAATTCCATAAACGACGATTTGGTTTCTTCATCGAATCTACTAACACACAGATCAATCGCCAGTAACTTATCTTCAAAAATTCCAAAAGCTTTTACAATGTGAACCAATCGCCGTGTGCTGATAATTTCATCACAACCATCATCATAGTAGGTCTTGCGAATTGACTCCGCCCAGTTACTTAACTTCTCCGCAAAGCCATCATCTACTGCGTCAGCTTCAGCCATGTGTTTGAGTAACATTTTCTTCTCAGTCGCTGGCTGAGGATAGGACTGTTCTAGTGTAATCGCGAATCTCTCTAAGAACGCTTCGTTGAGAATTTGAGTACCTACAAAAGAACCAGACTCAGAACCTTTACCTTTAGTATTCGCTGTCGCTAGGATTGTAAATCCTTTGGTAGGTTTGACCCACTGATTGATTTTTTTGAGAAATACACCCTTGCCTTCTAGCACTGGCTGTAGACACAAAATCTTATTACTAGCTAGGTCAATTTCATCTAGTAGAAGAACCGCACCACGTTCCATCGCGTCTACCACAGGGCCTCTATGGAAAACTGTTTCACCATTGACTAACCTGAATCCACCTAGTAAATCATCTTCATCAGTTTCGATTGTGATGTTGACACGAATACATTCACGTTTCAATTTCGCACAGACCTGTTCGATCATGAAAGTTTTTCCATTACCTGATAGTCCTGTAACAAAGGTAGGATAGAACATTTCAGACTTGACAATCTTTTCAACTTTGGAATGATGACCCCACTTGATATAGGTACTATCCGCGGATGGGATAAAACTGACATCATCCATAGAGCCAACCAATTCGCCGCTAGTCTGACGAGCAGCTTCTGGAAGTACCGTAGTTACTGGGTCAATCGCGGGAACATTTTCGCCGCTATCTGACGAATCGCCATCCAAGACAGATCTGTCTACTACGTAGAACTGAACTTTACCTACTTTCTTACCCTTGACTGCTCCTGCTGAGACCTGATTCATCTTTCTACTGCAATACATTCCGCGATTATCAAACACCTCGACCAACATTGGGTTACTAACCTCAATGGGTGGAGTATCATAATACCGATCCAGTTCTTCAACACTTTCTTTTGTACTCAGTCGATCAATTCGCGTCTTACTCAATGTCATTTCTCCAATTGTTTAATATACTATATTATACCATTTCTGGTAGGTCAAAGTCAAGGCTATTTACTGATTAAATCGAAAAATAGTTCCATCTGGTAGAACATACTCAGAGTGACTATCAGTAGTCAACCCGCGACTCGCGAGATCTAACCGCGTGTAGTGAAAACTCATATGACCTGTCATTTTGACACGTACCACAACATTATTATGGGTCGATTCTACCCACTCAAAACTTTTCATTCGGAACACCTTTTCCTATTGTTTAATATACTATATTATACCATTTTTTGGGGGTGAATGTCAAGACTAATTTCAAACTTTCTTTCAATCGCCGTCAACACCCCTGTCAACAGTGGGTACTCTATGTGTCTGGTTGTCCTTATTAACATATACACTATATTAGACGTTCTCCAGTGGAAAAGGTTTAGGTGTTTCTGAGATTTTTTGATCTTTTCTGAAAAATAATCGTCGTCCACTCGAAACCACAAGACCATATTTATTTGAGATTTCTCAAAGTGTCCAAAAATTGAACAGTGTCACCCAAAAGTGACACTATTTCTTCTTACCACGATCGCTCCAGCTATCCAAACACAGTTTCAAAAACTCGAAGAAAGTAAGAACAACTCCCCAAAGTTCCTTCAAGAGATAAATTATCATTCCCAAAGCTATTACACATACCGTTACAGTTTCCCAATCAATTATCATATCTAAAAAAAGACAAAGTGTCACCCGAAAGTGACACTCTATCGTTAAAACTAACTCTTACCTAAATCAAAGAAAACGATCGGTAATCCACTCTCTGTATACTGTACCCAAGCTTGTTTTGGAGTAAACTTCGCTATACATACTGATTTTCTACCTTTACCTTTACCTCTAGAATGAGTAGTATTAGTAAGTTTACAATCACTCCAACTAGACTTCTTCGCCAAATCAGTTACAAATTGTCCAGTCTTAGCTGAACAAAAAACATAATTTTGGTCACGTCCTTCTTTATTACGCTTCATCGACTCTATTCGTAGTGAACTATCCAATCCAAATTCATCAAACGCCTCTGGTGATCCTAATAGGGCTGACATTGCATGGCCTGGAATCTCAAGTCTACCCGTTAGTAAAGCGAAGTTCAATTTAGACTCAGGTGAAGTATCCAATCTCGGGCAAGCTTGATCGAGGCCTCTGACTGAAGGTGAATTGTAATCAATCTTTCCTTTAGAATCAACCACTAACGCTACTTGTCCTCGCGAAGTAACTTTCTGTAGTCCAGCTGGATCAAAGTTAAGTGTACCTAAATCTATCAAGGTTCTCTCGGTAAGTTTTATCATAATAATTATTTTATAGTGGGCTCCATCACCCACTCAATTACGAAAATATTTTGACCAAGTGTTAGTATAGGCCCTTGGTCTATTGCCATCATCTTTAAAATAAAGATTTCTTTTGAAATTTACAATTTCCATTTGTCTAAAAATCTACACCACATTGTGAGTAGTCCTGTTATCAATTCCCATCTGTAATATATCACTAGACCTACTACTAATAGTTCTATCCCTAGTAATATTATCATACTTTCATCATATCCGCGGGATTTTTTGTCAGGTCATTGGGATCATTTTCTTCATCTTCTTCGCCCTTGACAGAGAATTGATAATCACCACTGATTTTCCCTATGGTAAATGGTAGATTTGGAATCTGTTTCAACTGCTCGATATGATGATGAAGCAGCTGGGCAACCTGATCTCTATTGGAATCTTCGTTGATTGTCAATTCCAATTCCAATAAGATCTCACAGATCGCATCTCTCTTGATATCGCTCATGAGATTACATCTACCAGTGAATTAAGTACCACTCTATTGGTCAATCGAGCTTTGGTATGCTTTTTGAAAGCTGTGGTAATTCTACCTTTCTTTAATCCGCGTTCAATGTCAAATGTATCATTTTCCGTATCAAGATCTTTCTTACCTGATTTCAGTACATAGTACTCAGAATATCCACGAACATCAGTAAACACCGCGGACTTGTTCTTATAGAAATCTTTGATCTTCTGATCATTTTCTTCTGTCTGAGGTAATTTGTAACGTAGGTTATACGCACGGCCGGGAGTCAAAAAGAATCCAACCGTTTCAATACCACAAGTATCCTTCAATGATTCAAGAAGGGCGTTGGTCATTTCATTACGATTTCCCGCGGGATACTGATTCTTAGTTGTTTTATTGGAAACGATTCTTTCTGAAGATGAATACATATTAGACGGACGTTCCATATCTTCAGGATAGTACCGTACATCATTACAATTTGATTCACCATCTGTCAACCAAACCGCGGTTACCTTTTCCAAGTTGTAGTGACTACGGAATTTTGGAATCAGATCATGTGCGATTACGATCGCTTCGTTCAACGGAGTCGAATTCAGGGAGTCATTATAGGGTACTGATCTCCAGTAGGTAGTATCCAAATTTGTCGCCATGGTGAACAGGTTGAACATCGCTTTATCAAAGGAACTGTTGTTCAATTTACTACTTAGTAATTCACGTAGACGGAAGTTTGAAATTGTCAAATCGCCGATGTCATAGTTGACCAAAGGATGACCATAGTTGATTGAATTTTGATGATCTGATTCATTTGGTTCTACAACGCCGGACATGATTTGACTAACTTTCATACCCGCGTCAGTGAAGGAATAGAGGTGAAATGGAATGTCTACTTTCTTACAGAACATCGCGAGTGTCAGTGATTGACGGATAACCGCACCGATTGAATCGGACATAGAACCAGACCAGTCAACGAACATCACCAGACCATGATTTTTCCCGCCAGGAATTGAGGTTACTCGACGAAACAGGTCATCATTGAACTTGTATGAGTGAAGCTTGTTCACGTCGATTACACCAGTTTTGGAAATACTCGCACGTGACATCTGTTCTGCGTTTTTCTTCAATTCAAACTCTTTCGCCATGTAGTTGACTACCTTGACAGTATCTCGTTTGAATTTGGTGAATTCCTTACGTACCAAGTCAGCCTCTAATTCATTGGTGTAGTAAGCCTCGATTTGACCATGAACTTCTTTCAGGTCTACCACAAATCCGTCAGAATTGATCTCTGGAATGTAGTAGTAGTTAGGAGAAGCTGATCTTCCCCACTGATTTTCTTCAACCATGTCATCAAGTGAATCTTTCAGGTTATCAGACGTTTCAGAATTGAGTTTATCAGTCAGTTCATCCGCACCTTTTTGACCACCAGCATTCGGACTACTGGAATCAGAATCGGTTGAATTTTCTTCACTGGACTGATCTACATCGCCAGACTGGTCATTACCATCATCTTCTGGTGATTCTACCTTTTCGGTATCATTATTAATGTCAGATGATGGACTAGGAAACTGTTCATCATCGCCATCAGTCTGAGCTCTTACCATTCTATGTTCAGTGGAAGTCTCAGCTTCGTTCATTTCCTCAAGGGCTTTGTTCTTCGCGTATGAGTAGATTTCCTTGACCACTTCCATTACATCATCAAAGCTTTTGGTATTTTCTACTAGATTCAGGAAGGGCTTTTCTTCTGAGTTGAACGGTACACGGACATGGTTTCCAACCTTGAAAAACAGGTTGATTCTGTCAATCAGATTCATTTCTGATACATCGCGATCTTCAATTTTGAACTTATCTTCTTCAACCAGAGTCTTATATCCGTTGAAAAATGATCTTTTCAGCCCGGGGAATTTGGTCTTGATCTCACGTTCAATACGTGCGTCCTCGACCACATTCATATACGTGTGGACTACCTGAGGGCGATCTTCATCAATATTAGTGAATACTGAATCATCATCTAATTGTGGTGTATTGAGTGCGTGACTTACTTCGTGACCTACCAGTAAATTGTGAACGTCATTAGACGTATGTGACCAGTTGGGAAGTGACAAAACACGATTAACAGTATCGAAAACCGCGGTTTCAAATTCACCATACTCGACGGTGAGATTCTCTGTCGCCATTAGTTTGGCCAGCTTATCTTTGAAAATTTTGTTGTTGTTGGTCAATTTCATCTCTCTTTTCCTCAATTGTTTATAGTACTATTATACCATTTTTGGTACATCAAAGTCAAGACTATTTTCACTTATCTGAGAACTTTGTTTTGAGTGTTGTCAACAACATTTGTTGACGGTTCGTATTTGAATCCCATTGTAGAGCGACTAAAGTTAGGACTAAGCTGTTTCATCACATTCACTGGAATAATCTCAAACAGGTTACAATCTAGTGTGATTGACAGATCTTGAATCCGTTTGATGGTTTTGAGTCGTTTCTTCTCTTTCACTATTTGTCCTTCGTTCTTACACTATATTAGACGTATTCCAGCCGAAAAGGTTTAGGTTAAAATGAACTTTTTTACCCACAAACACTAAATAATATTCCAGTAAATATCACCATTCCCACGACCAAGCCCCATTTCTGAATTTTTGTTAGTGGTGATTCCTTATTCGCGACATATTTATCAATCACTTTCTTGGTTCCAACAAAGTAAAAAACTACTGCCACACACTTGATTATATCTCCTATTGTCATTTTATTACTCCCTATGTGAAAAGCTGATGGTCGGAATCGAACCGACGACCTGAAGCTTACAAAGCTACTGCTCTGCCATCTGAGCTACATCAGCATTGGCTGGGATAGCTGGAATCGAACCAGCAACATTTTGGTTAACAGCCAAACGCTCTACCAATTGAGCTATATCCCAATAATAATGGAGACAGCCGGGATCGAACCGGCGGCCTTTGCCGTGCAAGGGCAACGCTCTCCCATCTGAGCTATATCCCCATATGTTTATCAACCTATTTTCTCCCCCATTTCTTACCCGTTACAGGATCTATACTAGCTTTCAACATCTGTTCTCTACTACGTTTTCTCTCTAATCGCTTCTTGGTCAACTTTCGACGTTTTCTAGTCATTTGTATTCTCCATGAAATTTTCCAGTGGGGAAGGTTTATTAATCCATTTATATGCATGGTCAAAATACTCTTTCTCTAACTCTATCCCAATAAAATCACGATTGAGATTAAGACAAGCAATTCCCGTAGAACCAGATCCCATACAGTTGTCTAAAACTACATCACCTTCATTTGTATATGTCTTAATGAAATATTCAGACAATTTAACAGGTTTTTGTGTAGGATGAAACTTTTTAGGATCATCATTGTTAGTAACGGGTATATTTTCCAACACCGCATATCCTTCATTAGGTATATCTAATACATTAGGTATATCTAATACTGTTCTTGGATGACGGATTGTCGTACCGCCAGGATTTCCATCAGTAGAACCTATATGACCATAATTTCTCAAATTATCTGGTTCTGGTATGTCATTTTTAGGACTTACTGCATTCATTGGTTTATGACCAGATGTAAACTGAGGATTGTATGTAGGAAGTTTTTTATAAAAAACTAAAACATACTCATGGGCCTTCAGTGGCATTTTCTTAGAATTAAGATGTCCTGTCGCTTTATTCTTATGCCAAATCCAATCATATCTAAAATCATCCATATTAGACATCGCGAGAATTTTATCAAATGGATTCGCTGCGGTCAATACAATCGCACCATTAGATTTAACTATACGAGAATATTCACTCCACAATAAATCCAAAGGAATTATACTATCCCATTTATTTCTAGTAGTACCATATGGAAGATCACAAAATACCATATCAACCGAATGATCCTCTAATTCCGACATAATTTTCAAACAATCACCATTGTGTAATCTATACAAATATCATCTCCACGCTTCGATCAAAGGATTTAGTATCTATATTTTCAACACTATCTACTGATAATGTATTATGAAAACTTTCTTTGGTATAATAATTAATACCACTAAGATCATAACTCACTGTTCCAAAATAAACTTTACTCTTAACATCATCAGAAAATATATTGATATTATCAAGCAATTCGCCTAAATCAATATAACTAGAATCCTTTTTATTCATTCTATTACATATATCACTCTTATAGTTAGGTACACTATTAGCAATATAGGTTACGAAAAATATGTTCACATCAGGATTGGCACCAAGAATACGACAAATTTCACCTATGCTAGTATTTGCATTATTTGCCCTGTTTTTCTGAACAGATGAAACGAATGCTTTACCCAAAATTACAGTATGTAACTTTCCTGTATCTCTATCACATACTTTAATATCAACACTAAAAGTATTGCCATATACACAAGGTATTTTAGATTCATACTGAATACTAAATTTTCTATCAAAATCATCTACCTGACTAGAAATAATTGATGCAATACCTCTATGCAGTTCATCCGTTCTGTCTGATTTTCTCGATCCATTCCTACGAGTACCTTTATGTAAGTGATTGTAAATAATTTCTTTCATATACTTACCTAATTTTGTTGTTAATCAGTCTGTAAATACTTCCATCTCTTACTGGAGAATACATCAGGGCCAGGCCTACAACTCCACCAATGAAAGCTCCGATTGGGGTTAAAGTGCCCCATTCCATACCGCCACCAACACCGATAATTGTCAAAACGCCTACCATGTATCGTATCATCAAATACCCCTTACTGTAAGGTTAAAGACAGTATGTTGTACATTTCGCCTTTCCACGGCATTTGGAAAGCTTCCGATTCCGTCAACTCCGACGCACCATAATCTGATTCATACGAACCTTCATGTGCCGGGATCGTGAAGTTCACTTCTATGTTCTCACCATGTTCTGACTTCAGTTCTTGTAATTGATCTATCAGTTGTTGTAACGTCATTTCAAATCTCCAAGTTCGCGGGTTAATGGTTTAGTTCTTTGTTCTTACACTATATTAGACGTTCTACAGTCTAAAAGGTTTAGGTTAAACTGAAGTTTTTTTGACTAATTGATTTGACTGTTGATATAACCGAGTGATCATTCCGCAAGTGAATTTCCTACCAGTTTTAGTCTTCCATCCCATTACGAATAACTTATCAGAAATTTCACTATTAGTCAATTTCTGTTCACGTAATTCACGAACCTTCATAACCAATTTAGGATCTTTTTCCGCATATGAACGACGACCAGAATTTTTTTCTTCACCCTTGAGATCTATCTGATTATTCTTATACTGATTAGCCCAATCATAAAGTTCTAAAGTTTCTGGTGATAACTTAGCTAATTGCAAATGAGAACCCATTTCCAAAAGAGCTTTTTGAACTTTAAGACTATTTTCTACTGAACTTTGAATCATTCCATTGTGACCGTAAGTTTCCATTTTATATCTCCAACTTTTCAGGTTAATCGGTTAGGAACCTTTCCCAACCCTTCAATACTAATTATACCATTTTTGACATAGCTGTGTCAAGGTTAATTTCACTTTTTTACCCAAATTGGGGCCAATCTGGAAGATTTTTTCCATCTTGTCTCATTTTTTCTTCTGTGTCTAGCATTACTCTGATCTCGCGAAACATCATATTCGGATGAGTCCAGACAAACCATTTTTCAGTTTCGGTTAATAGTCTACCAACCTCTTTCTCTGCTTGTTTCAGTAGTTCCATCTCAGTCATCATCGTTCGTGCTTCTCTGTTCAACATTTCAATCTCCTATTCTTGATTATAGTATATTATACCATTTATAGAGTAGCAAAGTCAAGGTTAATTTCACTTTTTTTCAAACTTTTTTCAAACTTCCATCATATCAGGATTCTTTCTTACCTCATAATCCATCGCGAAACCATTGACGGTAAACCCGTCATATTTTTTCCTGATACGAATTTCATCCGCGATGATATTGACTACATGCTTAGGTTCTATTGTGTTATCCGTATCAACATCTAACTCGAAAACGAGATTAATCTTTAGTGTATTATTCCGTAAGTTCATCATCAGACAGCTCCGATTGTGAATCCTTCTCATTTGGTTCATCAATAATATCATCGAACTCAGAAGCATCCCAGCCACTCTCATGATCTACCGTCATGATCTTATAGCCATTTTTAGTATCTACCCATATGCCATCTCCTAACAAAACATCAGTAATATTATCCTTGTAATGAGTCTTGAGAAGCTTCTTGGTCATGTTGCGATATTTACACTCCATTCTCTTGAGAAGAGCTTCTTCATTCTGTAAGAGAAACCGAATTTCCTTATCGACTAGGGCGTGAATCATCTTTTTACGTGAAATCTTTTTCATAATATATACCTCAAAAATCGGGGTGGCAGGATTTGAACCTGCGACCTCCTGCTCCCAAAGCAGGCGTTCTGCCGGGCTGAACTACACCCCGTTATGTCTAATACTTGTCGTCACCACCACTTGTTAATTGTCTATAAAACATAATACCAAGAGCAATCATACCAATTCCCCACATAACACACGCACCAATTACTACCCAATCAAGTTCTTCCATAACCAACCCCTTTCTGGCGACCACCATAAAAATCCAAACTCACCTGATATAAGTAGATGAGTAATCATTAACATTACCATTGTTACAGTCACAGTGGTAATTAAAATCTGAAAGAACTCTACCATTGTAGGTCTATCAGTAATTATCCTCACAATTTTAGAATAGTCATAATTTCGTATTCTAGCTATCATTAGTCCATCCATTTTCCGTGTTTGACCAGATGTTCAAATCGATGCCTCAATACCTCAATCACCAATCCAATAAGATTATCAGATTCGTATAATCCTTCTGGTACAATCAATTTGTATCGCATTCTTCAAGATCCTTCATTTTCTGTTCAAGATTTTCAACCAATTGCTTACCTCTCTCCTTGTCAGGATAAAATCCCTGTTCTAAAGCTTCCTTGACTCGTTTTAAAAATCCACGAGCGACCAAGTATTCGTGATGTTGTTCATTTGTCATTATATTCAATCTCCAATTCAGTATCCACTATATTCTGAGCTAATTTAGCACAGGAACCAATAGCATCAAATCCAAGTTTAACTCGTGCCATCATGATAGGTGAATTATTGATAATTCCATCCCACTCCAATATATCAGAAATTTCTGATGATTCGTTCTTCATCCTGTCCAATAAATACCTAAATGAATCTGGTAAAATTATTTTTATCGTAGGTGGTGTAACCATTTTCCAAACCCCCATAAATCCTTTACAAGCACAGAAAAGGGCGGTAACTTCCTAATCTGAAAGTCATCCGCCGGTATTCCATAATATGTCTCAATTCTCCACAATATCCAATTTTTCTGAAATCTACCTTTCCAAAAAAGGTATCTACTATACAGTATCAGTTCCTTCGCTATCGAAATGTTCCTCGAAAAGTTCCCAATCAAGCCCTTTATTCCTTTCGACTGGTGTAGAGAAAGCCATAACTTTACCGCCTTCATCTGAAGGTTTGGTATCATTGACTAAGATCCGAGGCCCTGATGGTAAGTTCATCAGGATATAATCAAATCTCAATCCATGGCGTTTGAGAGCTTTCTCAGTCATATACCGAAAAATACTAGGACGAGCCGTGGTAATCACAATATAATCCTGCTCTGGTATGTTATCCCACAAGTGAGCCACACCAGGCAAAATATTATCCAATTTCCACTCTTTATTGAATAACGCATCCAATAATTTGTAGTCCGATTGATGTTCAAAAATTGTACCGTCAACGTCTATAAACCAACATCTATTCATATCCAAACTCATATAAGATCGGGAAAGGCTTTCTCAACCACCCGTTTTGTTAATCCTTTGTACTTAATTTTCTTCTTAACTCCAGACATCAACAGATCAGCTTCTGTTGGATGTAAACCTTCCAACAACTGAATAAACAACTGTTCACGTCTAGTTCTGGTTATATCTCTACCCTGAAGTGGTGTTTGACCATCCACCTGAATAAACCTACCAATTTTTAACGCTTCCTGTTCTAACCTAGCTTCTGCTAGATCCCATTCTGGTGCATCATTCGGTTCGTATGGTGGCTTACTATCTGGTACTAACCATGTAACCTTATCATCAAACACACAACGTAAAAATATTTGTAATCCCTTTGAATCATGTTCCAGTAGGATCTCTGATTTCTTGTTGATAGATGATTCTTTAGACACTTCCGTAAAAATTTCATGTAATGATAATTCCATAATATAATCTCCTAAAATTCATCAATTCTTTCCATTAACATTCTTAACTTATTTTCTACAAAATAGGGCATCATAACCGATCTGTCTGTAGGTTTAAAATTTTTCCAACATTGAATAATATCACCAGACACATTATCTGGAATAACATCACTACTCAGTTGAACCATCTGCTTATTCCTATGATAACCGACAGACATTTCGTAATTACAAAATATCTCCGGCTCCATATCAACCCATTTAGAAACTTTTGATTTGGATAATGGTACTTGTCTATTTCCAGACACAAAGGTATCATCCGGGCTTAAAAAGTTGGGTACACCATCACCTTTATCACCACGCAATATCTGTTCCTTTAAAAATTTCTCTGGATTATCTATCTCGACAAAAATCTTTCTCATAGGATTGAATTGATCCACATTATCGAATTTCTGTAATTGACCAAAATCCTTATCACCTGATAATATCAAAATCTGTTCTTCCATTAAGATTTCTGTTAGTATTGCGATTACGTCATCTGCTTCAGCTCCCTCGACCTCAACCACTAGATAGGGAAAAACATCTCGAAGCTCTGACCTAATCTTATTTAATGATTGAAAAATATTATTCCAATCAAGACTAGACTGTTCACGACCTTTTTTACGATGAGCTTTGTACTCTGGAAATACAGCCTTTCTCCAGTTTTTGTTATTGTCACAACAAATAATCAACTCACCATACTTATTTTTAAATTTAGTGCGATAGCTACGTAGACTATTCAACACCATATGTCTAACCAAATCTTCATCGGCTCTACCTGATATATGTATCTCAGGTTGTTTCATCAAATTCGCGATGAAGATTTGGTTGTAATCAACCAAAATTGCCATTATTAATCCTCTGTATCAACGAAATCCATAACATCCTGTATAGGATGACTCAATCCCATTTGACGATAGATAGCTGATTTCATACAATCAATCGCATATCTAAAATCGACCTGAAATTTCTTATCCTTTATGTCTATACCGTGAGAAGCATACTGATTCAACAAAGGAACAGTAGTTCCTTCTAATAGTTCATCAACAAAAGCAACCTTATTCAAATGAATAGAACCAGTTGCCGTTAGTGATTCATTATTCTCATAGTCAGAAGCTAACTTCTCTCTCTGTTCTGACGATAAAGGAAACTGAATTACATTGTCATCAGTCATATTATTTATTAAATACCTTATAAATTATTGTATTGGTATTTATACGACCATTGGGTTCAAAATTCTTAGTTTTGATACTACCAAACCATCTAATTCTATCATCAAAATTGTATTGACCTAATATTTCACCCAATTGTGTATCTGGATTTTTTAATTTTTTACTACCACTTCTACCATAATCCTGAATAGTAGTACCTCTGATAGACAATCCATTAGGCGAATAATAATATATCAATATGCGATGTTTAGTATTATAGAACCAAACTTCCTTCGCACCAATAATTTCTTCAGGCGGAATACTTATTAGAGATAGTTCCGAATGAGATTCTTGATATTTAACATTTTTAACTATTTGTTCAGGAGTCCTAGACCTAACTTTAACCACACGAGGCTTTCGTTTAGGTTTAGTCAAATGATTTTCACATTCCTGAATCCATCCTTCCAACATCTTCGCATAACGTTTCATTTGTGGTTTAGTGTAACTACTATACCCTTCGGACAAATCCTTATCCTTATCAGCAAGAGCTTCTTGTATTTCACCTAAAAGATTAGTAAACTGCAAAAGCATATACTTAATATCTTTCGGTTTTACCTTGTGACCCTCTAACCACTTAGAAATGTCAAAATTCAAATTACGAAAAGAATCAGCAATTGCCACATCTATCTGAAATTCAATATCACCATACTTAGCAGCAAACTCATCATACTCAAGCACAGGATCTGCTAGTATAGCGTTAACAACCTTATTAGATTGGTCTGGTAATTCCATTTTAGCTTTCTGAATTTTATACCCAATATCATCAATCTGTTGATTGAAATTTTCTTCTGAAACTTCTGGAATACTATTTCCTTGTACAAGAACTCTAGCAACATATCCAGTACCAGCTTGAAAATCATCATCATTCAGATGTTTGAGATCTTTCAACAAAAAGTTTGTCTTACCCCTTTCTGTAAGATACTCCGCAAGAAACTTTTTAGCTTCTTTCTTATTGGAATGTAGATTATAGTGATTAAGAGCTTTCAAAATACCCATTGTATCTAACTTCTGATTTTGAAATGGATCTTTCTTAGGCATTATCTTCAATCTCCTTCGATTCTTCTATTAAAAGTGGATTTACCACTTCTGCAGATGGAACATAAGGAACATCAGGATTTTCCTGCTCCAATGCTAGTTTCTTAGCTTGAACCATAGTGTTGTAGAGTTCTTGTGCACGACCTTGCTTACGTTTGCTCATACCCTTCCATTCCCAAGATTTATCAATAGAATCTTCTGGTAAATTTTGAACCACCCAGGCAATCTGTTCGACTTCATCTGGTAACAATTCATTACCCATAGATAATCTACGATGTTTGGCTTGACGGATTCTTTCTAAACGATTCTTTTCTCTACGTGATTTCATTATCTAGCTAACCTCATGTGCCGTCGTGTATGACGACCTACTTTACCTTTTCCACCAAAATCTTTATCTAACACCAACACCGAAAATCCAACATAAAGGGCGATACCAACTCCGACCGCCCATGCTGTTAGTGTAAGACCTATCATTACTTTAATCAACTTATTCATTACCCAATACCAATCAAATCAGCATCAGTAGGTGTAATTTCAATCTCTGACTCGTACAGTTCCAGAGAATTCAAATCTTCTAAAAAATTCATAATTGAATTTACTGTTTCTACATTAATATCAGTCAACTCAGCATCATTAGGATCACTTGGATCGTTAATCTCTGCTTCATATTCCCGAATCGCTTCATCTTCCATCTTTGTCCAATACTTTGCCATGTCATTTCCTCAATTGTTTATAGTACTATTATACCATTTACGAGGTAGCAAAGTCAAGGTTAATTTCACCTTTTTTGAAACTTTTTTTACCCAACAACGGTTTAATCTTGTCCATTAACATATACACTATATTAGACGAAGCTGCTCAGAAAAGGTTTAGTCCTTTTGAAGTTTTTTTCGATTTTTTTTCCATTCAGGAATATTTTTTTGATCTCTACGCTCTTTCTTCATTTTTGGATCTTTCCTTCTCGGCTGGCGACCCTTGATAGTAATTCCATACTGATCCTCTAATTCTTGTAGATCTTCCACTTCTATTTCATACTTACCCATCTGTTTATCCTTCCGTCGCAAACCATCGCGACATAATATTGTTGTTATAGTATTTACGCGAACCATCAGAGAATTTGGACTCCAAGACATTTTCAGTAAATTGCATCCTAGTCTCATAATATCCTAAATCTCTCTTGGTCACACATAATTTTATAATTGTAAAAGTAAATTTCTCTTTACCCATACTTACGATTTCTTCATTTAAAAGCTCACAGGAGCCCGTGTACGTTCTCCAATCTGATTCACGCACAATCTTCTTACGGTTTTTCTTCCCTTTGATTTTTTTTCTGGTATATGAATGGAATTGTTTACGGCCGATGTAGGATCTTTTGGTCTGGATATTGGTGATTTTATAGACAAATCCAAAGTAGTCATCTATGGAAAAATCCAAATCAGGTTGCCAATGTCCTAGATCATTCATAGTGTGATATTTGCACCTACCAAAAAACTTTCTGTTTCTTCTGGTTCATCTTTGGGTCTGACGTTAATAGCCATGAAAATATCTCCGTCAAGAAATTCTTCTGGCATCATTACTTCAAAAATATGGTGCGGATAGTGAAAAGGCTTATCTGGATTTTCAGCGGTTGGATGTACTTCTATCTTCCAAGAATCGTATACGTCTTGATCAGTATACTTTATAGTTCTCATATAAGAGTACCATGCATTTTGTGACATAAAATTGGTAGCGTTTGCAGTGAATACACGATGGCCAAACAGGGGTTCATAATTATGAGTAACGGCCATCAATTCCGATTTCAAAATTGGATTATTTCGTTCCCATCTCTCTCTATATTTATACTGTTCACTATTGAATAACATTCCGTCACCTGCGGAATGATCTTTTTTGAGTTCTTTCGGGTAATTCAACCAATATCATTTTTGAATTACGTGCCATGTCCTCTATTTCAGTTACCTCTAATCTTCTTTTTTCTTCACCCACAGGAAATAGCTTTATCTCCTGCTCGTCCTCTATATGTTCTATCAACTCTCTAGCCATTATTACCTCATCCTGAATAATGGTAATATCCAGATCGCGATCTTTCTTCAAATCCCATACACCGACATGAATACCTAAAATATTATCATCTTCATTGAAATACAACACTGCGTTATGAGTGCGTCTGAGAGTAATCTCTCGGATCAAACTACTACTAAATGTAATATTTCCGTATTGGTTTATATAAACGTGATGGGAACCAACAGTCTTTTTGACCTGCTTAAATCCCCTTTTTTCAATATTGTGCTTCATTATAACTCTCCAAAACATAAATATAGAATAAGTAAAAAACAAACAATTTTAAATAGCATTCTTAAAATACACCATTTAGTTGCCATTACATACTAAAACTCTCTCCACAGCCACAGGTAGAATTAGCTTTTGGATTCTCTACGACAAAACCACTACCCATCAAACCATCCTGATAATTAACTTCTGAGCCAGCAATGTACAAAAACGACCTTTTATCCACAATTACAGGAAATTTTTCGTCCTCATCTTCTGCCCAAAACACCATATCATCATCGCTCCATACATCAAATGATAAATCATACTGAAAACCTGAACATCCCCCGCCTTCTACCTTCAAACGCAAACCACCATGACTTGAAGAACCTTCTTCAATTTCTTCCATCAACACTTTACATTTTTTTACCGCAACGTTACTTATACTTACCATTTATTCACCTATGTATAATAAGGATTTTCTCCTTCCTCATGCTCTGTTAGATCATCAATTCTGGTTATTTCTGGAAACTGTGAGAATATTTGCTGTTCTACACCATACTGTAATGTATACTTAGACGATGAACAACCCTGACAGCCCCCATGCATAGTAATGTATAGAACTCCTGCCTCTACCCTAACCACTTCAATCTTACCCCCATGTGATGCAATTTGAGGATTGACCGTAGAATCTAACAGAGCAGTTATTTTCTGTTCAATCTCACTCCGTTGAGGTACATTAGGATTATCTATCACAAATCCTTCATTATTCAGCTCAGTCTTATAGTCAATGGTAGAACCGTTCAGAAAGTTTAGAGATTTCTCATCAATTATCATATCAAACGTATCCAAATTGAAAAAGGATTGAGCTGTAGTATACTCATCCTCTCTAAATTCCAACCCCATCTGATACTCAAACTCAGTAGAATTCTGGCCAGAAATCTTCAATCTAAACAAAGTCTTATCAAGAGGCATTTCTTCTGATTCTATCACACTAGATATTTTAGCAATCGCCGAATCCGTAACCTCTAACTCAAAATTATCCATCTAAAGCTCCTTGAGAATGTTATCACTAAATTTATTTTCTTTCTTTTTTGTTTTTACCACAGTCCTTTTCAGTGATTTACGACTATTCACTTTCTTTTTAGCTTCCCTCTCTTTCGTTTTTTGAGCAGCCACAAAAGTAGCTACTATTCTGCCTATCATCAGTTTTTAATCCTTTGACGTTTGACTTCCGCCCAACTAGTTACTAATAGATTTTTCAAATCTACTCTTAACTCATTACCCCAATAATTATATGTGACTTCCCATGGCTTCAATCTGGTGTTGTAGAGCTTAATATCATCCAATCTACCAGCATACCCATCACTGGCAAATTTTATCAACTGACTTCTGACTGGTGTTCTAGGTGTATGAATAACTCTGACACACTGAGTGTTTATCCATACTGAAACTCCATTATCTTCGGATCTCAATACCATGTGCTGGAAATCAAATGCACGTACATTACGTATCCTTACTATTCTCTGTCTATATTCAACTTCAACAATTCCACGAAATTCATTATCACCATCTTTAAAATAAGTAACTCGTAAATCTCCCCATTCTACTACTATACCATCAACTATTTGCCCCTGATCTCTTTCATTTTCATCTGGATCTACTGAATGAGTGCCTATACCGAACTCAAAATCTAATGTCCAATTTTCAAACTCTTTATCAGTATATTTAGCTGGTATCTGGAATAGTGTAGTCGTATTCTTATCTCCGTGTAAATGAATTACCCCTGATTCTGGATTCTGAAACGATCTTTCAGGCGGTATCCATCTGATTTTACCTTGTGTAAACGCTTCAGCCCCTAATTTCCTATCAATTCTCCAACTATCCTTATTCTCAAAATCCCAAAAATATAACAAATCTCTACTGACATAACGATCAGCAGAAAATACAGTAGTCGCAACCAACATCAGGACAAAACATATTAGTTTTCTCATATTTTTATTCATCTGTTTTTGGATCTATAGTCGTTTTAGACCAATAGTTCTTCCTGTGTACAGCTACTCCATTATATTTTTTAGGTGTTATATGTCTGCGTTGACCACTCCTATTAGGATTATAGGTATTTCTACCTATACCCAACTGTGGATTACGATATTGTCTCATACGTCTAATTCGTTGCATTTTTACATTACCCATGGGCGGTAATATATCAAGTCGTTCTTCCCAAAATTCTCTCTCTTGTCGTACACGATGACGATTTTTCCAATTCCATTCTTCTTGTCTTGCGTTTATTTCTTTCTGAGCTTCTTCTTTCAAAGTTTCTTCTACTAGGTATTTTGGTTTCACTGCACAGGAGCTAAATATTAAAGTAATAGCTAATGCACCTACAATACCCAAAAGTACCGATAAAAACTTCTTCATTCCATTTCTCCTTTACCATTCCTGTTCTGATAATTCCTTTGTTTGTAGTTTAGACGTTTTCTTTATCCATTTTCCATACGAAACAGCTACTATGTGCCACCAATCCTTTATGAATTTTTCATGTATCTTGTACATATTGATTGGTAGATTTTTCTTTTTTCGTTCATCACAATACCGAAATATTTTATCTTCAATATATTCAATCACTTATCACCATCCAGACATTCTAACTGTCTCTCTAATTTTCTCATTTTTTCCTGTTGTGTTTTTACCTGATATTCTAATTCATTCTGTCTTCGCTGTTTATAGGCCAATTCCTTCTCAAAGGTAGTAGACTGTTCAGTGAGTAATTTGTTAGTCCTGTAATCACAACTATTGACCCCAATAATGAAAAGAAGAACAAAAAGAATAATCTGTAGAATACCCCAGCCAGTAACATTCCAGCCGAACCAATTCCACGTTTTGCTCATCATCCCTCATACTCCGTTGGAAAATCAAACCCCTTTTTGAGATTTATCTTGATTCTACCGTTCAACTTGTGTAACATTTCTACATCTGCTCTCAAATCCTTACCAATTGGTTTATCAACTGAATGATAATAGACCACTTTCTTAACTGCCCTTTCCAAGTCTCTACCCTCTGGCCATTCCTCTTGAGCATACTTTAGTGGTAGGTTGATGCCGGGAGCATCACACAATACCATAATTTTGAGTATCTCTGTATCCACCATAAACAGCTCATTCCACATTTGGCGACTGACTCCACCCGTCATAGGATCTTCATGACTACCACCAAAAAGGAACATATGCATAAGACTTTCTTGATAATGAGGTTTTTTCAATTCCTTTTCGACTTCTTCCATATACATAATAATAGCAGCTCGTTTCTCTAGTGGATTACCATAATTTCCTAACAGGCTCATTATGTCCTGTATATCATCACTTCGCCAGTATTCTGTTCCGTCACCATCGAGATAATCTGGGATTTTTGTTCCGAATTTAGCCTGCATTGCGGGACTACCATCTTGTGAGTTGATAACCGTTTCCAGTATCCTCTCATGCAACTCTCCGATAAATTCAATCCAATCATGTCTCAAATCAAAACTAGCGGTAAAGGATAAGTCTATCCATCTACGACCTTGCTTATCCCTATATGAACCTATATCCTCTCCAAATTCAGCGATCACTGTACCCTGACAAATAAGGAATATACCACCATCTGTCAGTACACCTTTGCCAGAAGCAAATTGAGCTAACCATTCTGTTGTAGGATCAGTCATCACCGGCAGTGATTTCTTACGACCTACCACTTTCTTCAAAATATCAAATACACCATTCCAATCTGTAACGTGCATTCCATACATGGTAGTAGATGTTTTGCCAGTGATACGATTCCACATATTCTCTGAAAAGGGAATAGCACCCTTTAGAATCAGTTCAGATAAATTAGTAGCTTCACCTTCTGTTAAAAATTGTTTAAAGCTTTGCATCTTTTTTCTCTACCTTCGGATAATATCTATCTCGTTGTCGTAACTGCCTCTCCATGTCAGTATGATTATTCAATCTGCGACATAAATAATCCCATCTCCGCTTCCAATATTCATATGGATAATCATTATATTTAGTCACCCATTCTTTCTTTTCAGTTACTATATCCTTTATCATCAAACTTTTATGTCTGGTTTTAATATACATATACCTGATTTGTCCTTGTAGTAGTTACTACAAGGGATGCAAGTATTGTTATATACCTCGGCTTCACCATGATTGAACAACACAGCGTTCTTAGTTCTAACGTCAATCATACAGCCCCTCCTTATCATCCTAATTCGGATGTTTATCAGTTATAACCTGACTATTAATATCTAGTAAATTTTTCACCATACTATAGGTGATATAAATTATGAAGGAAATCCAACGTCTGGATCTACTTCATGTTCAGTAAAATTCTCTACTGCTTTCTCAACTATGTCATCTGTATTAGAATCTCCAAACATACCTGCAGCGATACCTAATGCATAAGCTGCAGCTTGACCGGCCTCATCAAATGACATTTCCATGATGTTATATCCGGCTTTAATACACATCATTTGCCATTTCTTAAATGCCATTTGTGTAACATCTGTATCTACACTCTGTGATATTGAAACTACCTTACCTGCTCCTGCTAATTCTAACTCTCCCCATACAAACGGATTAACCAAATCACCCGCCTTAGCCTTGAAGTAAAAAAGTCCTCTCACATTATTCAAGGTGAACGTTCCCTGTTCTACCCAATCATAGTAATTTACATCCTCTTTCCAGTATGGTACATAGACATCTTCCATACCTGCGGGTGGATGCGAAAATCCACCATTGAAGTATAACGGATCTGCATTACTCATAGTCATCTCAACAAAATCTATAAGTTCAGCTGCTGGTTTGACTTCGGGCTCTTCTGACCAATCAATTTCAGATGGTTTAATAGCACTACTAATCAGACTATCTATCTCTGATTCATCATTATTCTGTACTGCTTTATAATAATCTTTGAGTCTATCTTTAGTATAAGCACCAATTTGGTTTGAGAACATATGCTGTGGATCTGAAGATCCATCATAAACACCATCAACTGGTATATTAAAAATATCACATAAAGGTTCTAAGGCAGACCCTGTATCAGGGAACGGAGTACCCGCTAACTCGATAGAAAATTCAGTCAAGGATATTTCATCCCATGCTCTATACTCATATTCATCAACATCATTCAAAATATGATGTATCTTCAATAGACCTTTACCCTGACCCATAATTTTTTCTGTACCCTTATAGTACTCAGAAATCATAAAACCTTTGACTTTTCGGTGTACCTGAACTAATGGTGATCCTGGGCGACTCTGTTTCCCTATCAGTGCTTTTAGTTCTGGATTAGCATCAATATACGCACTAGACATAGGCATACCATCGTGTGCAAGATTTCTCCAATATAGACTTATTCCATCTTCCATGAATCCATCTACATCACGTTGTTGATACTGTGATTCATTATCTTGATAGTCAGCGTAGAAATTCGCAACCCAAGGATCTTCTGGATACCTTTTCACCGCAGTAAGTAGAATATCCCTTTTCAACTGCCAAAAACTTTCTTCTAAATCTTCTATTCTTATAGCATTTTGATTAGGATTAGATGACCTAGATTTAGTTTGATATGCTAATTTTGAAAGACTCAACCACTTACGACCCTGAGAATCCAACTTCGTCCAGAAATCCTGTGCAGACTGTAATAACGGAATACCCTTCAAGATAGTAAATACTCCACCTTCAGTCGCAACACCACCAGTAATCAATGAATCCATAGCTTCACCGGCATCAGTCATAACAGAAACCTGTCTAGCTGTACCTGATATATCGTGAAGTTTACCCAAACCAGTAAGATTCGTAATATGAATAGCATAAATAGGCTCTTTAGCCCCTTCAATTCTTTCAATCATCCTACGACTAATAGGTATATGAGTATTCTTATGGAATACCCATTCCTTGACCTTGGCCGTTTCTTCGGCTAAAAATTGTTTAAATTTATTCATGAGATTATACCCATTTTCTTATAAGTCTTAGTAAACCACTTACAACCCTTTTGTATTTCCTTAAAACTCAACCCACAGGAATTGAAATAAGGATCTATGTAATAATTCCATAATTTAATATAGCTATGACCATTCACAGATCCATCTGAAATATCTCTAACCAAATCCCGAAATTCGTCATTCTTTATTCTTTCCCATGTAGTATCACTTTCAGCATGTTTAGAAAAATCATCCCATTTAGTTTCATCCCATTCTATAAACTCCAACTCTTTCCAAAAAGAAAATCTACCTACCATCAAGGCTTTACCTTCCAACTTAACCTTCTCAACAGCCTGATGGCACTGAACTCTATCAGAACCATATAGTAACCCACTGGTAAAACTATATATAACATCAGCTATTTTTGAAGCTGTAGATACATCCTCTATTAAAAATTGTTTGAAACTATACATAACATGACCCTTCTCTAATTATTTATAAAAAATCCAACTCAAGAATATCTTCAGCTCCTATCTGTTTGGTAACACCACTTTCACAGACAAATTCCATACGATCTTCGTAATCATCCCACCATACACGTTTAATTTTCCCTTGAAGGAAACCATTTTTTATTTTAATTCTGACAGTAGAATCATTATCCACTGCCCAATTGAAGTATGTTGTAGAAATCATTTGAACAACTCCATCACTATCACGCGACCTCCGATAAAGGTACAAACCCATACCAGAATACAAAACCCTAAAATCGACGCCCATACTATAACTTTCATCGGATCTAACATATCAAAATACCTCGCATACACCTCCAGCACAAGCTAACTCACTCTGTAGGTTAGTATTATC